CGGGGATATACAGTGCTACTTGACGCCCTAAGTTCGGATCGAAGTAGACCTTCTTAAACGCAGAACCTGCCAAACCGAGAGAGTACAACAGCCGCTCATGTTCGGGGCGGTATTCTACCATAACCTCAGTTAATTCATAGTTCATGTCCGTTTTTACACGTAGCGCTGCGTCTTCTTTATCTTTAGTAGGCTCACCAAGAATCTTAGTCTTGACAGGACCGGCCGCAGGGAACGTCTCACTCATAGCTTCAGCTTGGAAACGAATAGCAGCTTCGGCGAGGATATTAGAGTAGACTCCGCAGGCATTTTCCCAAGGCTCGACTCGCTCTTCGTAGTTGAAGCCTATGACATCGAGACCCTTCACATAGCTATCAGCCCAGTCACGGCGGGCAGACATATCCCCTTCTATAGCCTCACACAGGTCACCAGAGATTTCCTGTAACTGTTTGTCGTCGAGATACTCGGCTAGGTTTGCGTCGAATGGCGCCATGTCTGCCTCTTCAACCTCTTCACCAAAGCTAATTTCAACGCTGCCGTCTTCAAGCTCTACCATAACGGGCAGGTCGCCTTCAGTAACAACATCAATGCCAACCATAGCTTCAGGGGCCATCTCTTCGCCCATCAACTCTCCGTCAATGCCTTCAGGCATTCCGTACAAACCTTTCTCAATAGCCATCTAAATATCCTCTTGGCCCCACTTCCCTATCGGGCACTGGGCTTTTGTAAAAAACACTTTAATAGGCATTATGCACCCGCATTTCTTACACTGGTTAATTTTCTGCCTGAACTCTGGACACTCCGCGCACACGTTTAATCTTCTGCCCGCCATCTGTTTAACTTCAGGCGAAAACAAACGGAAATTCTTTCTTATCCAACTCTCGGACTTAGGGTCTATCTTATCCATTAGTAATACCCACTCCGGCGGCGGTACATAGGATCATCCTCCTCTTCGTCTGAAGGTAACCTTATGAATCCACCTTTCCTGAACCGCATCATTGCTAGAGACACGGAGTCCACATAGTCATCATGCTCGCCTGCGGGAAAGCTAGCAACCTCATCAATTACTTCCTCCGCCCACTGTGTGTTAGGCGCCCAGACCATTCCCGAAGCGAACAGGTCTGATACCGCATTCAATCTGCTTATCTTGTCATTACCCCGCGTCGGGGTGTACTCCTGTACCGGGATGCCCATCGCCCTAAGCTCATAGATCAGAGGCGATCCTGATGCCTTCTTCTCGACAATCAGCGCATCTGGCTCCCAGCCGTAGTACTGGTCTACCGCCGTCTTCTTCAGCGTCGGGAACTCCATCCGCTCCCTGTACGCGTTGAGCAATATAATGTTAGCCCTGTTCACGCCTTCCGCGTCGGGCTGGTAGAACACACCCCACGTTGTACACGCAGAGTAGTCCGACCTGTTAGTCTTCTCGAACGCCGTATCCCAAGACTGCAATATAAAGTCTACGTTCGGTGGGTCCTCTTTCTCCCACGTCTGCCACCAATCTCGCTTGATGATGGCTGATGTCTCGGATGTCGGTTGCTGTTGGTACTGCGCCATCCACTTACTGTTGGGCAGTTCTTCCTTCAACGCACTAAGTTCTTGCAACGACCAAAACTCAGGCCACAGCGGGTTACCCGATGGCATAAGTGCAGGAAATTCAATAACTTCCCAGTCATCCCCACCTCGCTGGGCCGATGACTTAAGCACCCTCGCTGTCAAATCCCTGAGCGACCAGCGCGTCATTACTATGACGATAGCTCCACCCGGCTGTAGACGCTGACGAGGACCCGAGGTGTACCACTCGTATGTCTTGTCGTATATCTCTGGACTGTTCTCAGCCAGAGCTGCCTCTTGTTCCGAGTGGGGGTCATCAATAATCAGTAGGTCCGCGCCCTTACCGGTTACCGCACCGCCAACACCGATAGCGAAATAGTCGCCACCCTTACTCGTATTCCATCTTCCCGCTGCCTTACTGTCCGCTGACAGGTGCAAGTTAGGGAATATCTCATGGTAGATGTCTTGGTCTACCAGATTACGTACTTTTCGACCAAAGCCTACTGCTAGTTCGGCAGTGTGCGAGGTTTGGATAATCTTCTTGTGCGGATATTTACCCAAAAACCAAGCAGGCAGAAGATAAGAAGCAAACTCAGACTTAGTGTGACGAGGAGGCATATTGATAATAAGGCGCTTACACTCGCCCCGAGCCACTCGTTCAAATGCTTCAGCCATCTTCGCATGATGCCGCCCGCTTATAAACGTAGGCCAAACCTGCTTCGTAAAATCTAAAAACTTGGTCTGCGCTTTTTTCTGCTTTTTAAGCTTCGCCAAATGCTCTAGTTCGGCGAGGAGCTTTTCTTGTTCTGGCTGCGACAGCAGAGGTAAGATTGTTGGTAAGTCTTTTAGCGAGATGTTATCAAACGGAGACGTTGAGTTCGTCATCTTCGGCCTCCACATCTACATCCTCAATGTCCTCACCAAGCACTCCCAACGCGTCGTCCAGTCTTGCTTGCGTGTTGTCTTCAATCACGCCCAGTTGGTCGTCTAAAGATACCGTCTCTACTACAGTAGCATTGAGCAAGTTCTTTACGCGCTCCTTAATCGCTTTCTCTAGTTCTTCAGGGTTCTTATAGTTTATCGTTACCTCACTGCGTTCAGTGAAGATACCAATGTCGCTATGCTTACCGAGTAGCTCAAGTGCTTTCAGCTCGTACCTTGGGTCGCCGCAGTCGGCAATCTCCATGAGCTTGTTAGTAATAGCTGCACGAGCTTGGGCCGCGTCCATAGCCAACTGTTGACCATAAGCGCGTAAAAAGGCAGCCGCAGCAAACGCCGTGGTCTGATTAGACAGGTTGGTGGGCTTTTTGGATTCTGCCACAGCCCGCAGGAGTTCTTTCTCCCGCTCTACGTCACCCTCACTAATATCGAGGGACGCACCTAATGATTCTTGTAGTTCTGCCGTATTTCCGGCAACAGCCATCTCTTCCAAGAGAGTGCTAGGCTTCTCTTCGGCCAAATCGTAAGGGACCTTGTGGTCCTTAGTTGGCTCCACTTTTACAGTAGGCATATGTTTTCGCAGGTAAAAATACCGAGTTGACGGCAGTGTAAGCCATTGCTCTAGTAGGTGCAAGCGTTCCGGGTACAAAAATATATTGGTATGTATGACGGTATTTGGGGGGTATTAGTACCCATTTTGGGTATGTCGTGGGTAATAAAATCAATAAGTTACACAAACAAAAATATTTTAGAGGGATTCGAACTCGCACTTTGGGTCCTTTGACGGGGGGTGTTTCTGTGTGCAAGGGGGGTGGGGTCTGGCAAAAGTGAACGAAAAAACTAGGGGGTGGGGGTAAAAAAAGGTAATCTGGTTGGTTGCTTGCTGCGAAAACTTTCTGTAATTTTTGGTGCGCGTAAGTCATTGATTTTATTGGGGTGGGGGGTTTGGAATTCTCAAATTGTGTGGGGTACTGTGCAAATTATTATGTATATACAAGCTATGGTACCTGACTGACACAAGTGGGGGGTGGGGTAGGGGTGGGGGTCGCCGAGGCTCGATTCGGTAGACTTGCATTTGTACCACGTTTTGCTATTATATCCCTATGCCGATGCAATTCCGCGCGGCGCAATCAACCTAGAATTTCTAGGTTCATTTGGAGATTAATATCATGACTAAAAAAACTACTGTAACCGTCCCTGCTAAAAAAACCGTCCCCGCTGCTACTTTATCGAAAGCAATCGCTGCCGATATCAAAGCAAACCTAAACGCGAACAAATCGGGCAGCGAGGTTGCTGCCGCGTTCGATAGACAATTCGGTGCGCTTGATTGGACTAAATTAAAAGGGAACTCTAGCGCCAAAACATGTGCTATGAGTGCCGCCGAGTTCAAACTAGTTCGCGATGCGCGGATCGAATACCGCGATGCGTGGAACGAGGCGGATTTGCCTAACTTCGATCAGCGTTGGAAGTATATCAAAAAGCTAAGCAAGCACGCGCCAAAAACAGAGGCGCCGAGCGATGAGTCGAGCGATGAGTCGAGCGATGAGTCGAGCGCCAAAACAAAACTTGAGCAATGCATTGCCGCGCTTCAA